GTTACTTGCGGTTGTAAATCGACTTCTTAATGATGAGTGGCCAACTACATTGTATCCAGCGCTTCCCTGGTCTGGAACAGGCAAGGTAATTTCTCAATTGCCTGCAGGTGCGGCTGAGTCACTGTTTGCAATAAACCTGGACTCATACATATTATCTACACAGGACTCAATTGAAGTCGAAAAACGTGATAAATGGGTAGTTGAAAACTACAACACGAGTTGGATAAAAGAAGTAACTGGAATGCTTGTGCATCAGTCAATTCCAATGAAGTGGCATAAAGGTTGGAACGACGAGCAGGTATTCTCACAAATAAGCTCTGGCATTGGCTCCTTAATTAGTCCGTATCAAACAGGAGGTACTTGGTGGTCATATCGACTAATACAGTCGCTTAACGCCTCTACTCCCGTAGCTACAGATTGGCGAGAGAGTCAAGCCATTGGAGATTCATGGACATATCTTGCATCTCACATTGAAACTCTTCCCATTGACAAACGCGTGGAAGTCGCTCACGCACAAAGAGAAGAATATGCTAAGTCAATTCCGTCTCGTAGAGATGCTGCGGTGACTGTATCTGACGCATTAAACCTATACGCAACGAAAGGAAAATAGTAGTCATGGGAATATTGTTTAACAACTGGATTAAACGCACAAAGGATCTACAAACAGACGTTTATTACATAAACTTTGATGACATGTCAGGCGACAAAGACGCAAATATTCGTCGTCTCATTGAGTACATGCGTTGGAATATGCTTGCCATTGACGATGAACTTGCAGAGATGCGTCAGGCAATATCATGGAAGCCTTGGCAACACGATAAGCCATATGCAGATCGCGAGGAAATTGTCAAGGAGGCGGTTGACGTTTTACACTTTGTCGCAAATATTATTGTTGCAGCTGGTGGAACAGATGAGATGCTTGATAAGTTTTACATTGAAAAGATGGAACGAAACAAACAAAGACAACTAGATGGATACAAGGTTAAAGAGATTGGCGTCAAATGTGCGCTCTGCGCCCGTGCAATTGACGACGTTGGTCGAGGCGCATCACCAGATATGTGTGCAAAATGTCTTCCAAAGGAGGTAGACGGAAATGCCTGAGGTAAATTATGACTGGGTGCGCCAGCAAATGCAAGGTGCACGTGTAAAGGTTGGTGTTGGGAATGCCATCTTAAAGCTGCTAAAGACGTGGGAAACGCTTGATCTTTCTGGTCCACAAGTAAAGGAAGCTATTGCGTTGTTTCCACAACTGGCGCTTACACACTCAATTATCCCTGAGCCACCAACTGAAAAATGGATTGATGCGCAACCAGGATCAATTAACGTAGGTGATGAGGTTCGTGTAAAGGCTGATGCCTATGACGGTAGCACAGGAGTTATTCACAATGGAAGAAGAGGACGTGTTGTCGCTGTGCGCTACGGAGATATTGTGTTTAAGTCAACTGATGACAAGGAACCAATTCTTGACGGCGCTCACTACGCTCCTTATCAACTGCAGAAACGAATTCAATGAGATCATCTATTGAATTTTATGTGTCCGGTGAAACCATTTCACAGGTAAGGGAAAAAGTTATAACTGAGTGGAAGAGAATAAACGAAGATGAAGACGCAACACTTCCGCTAGGCGCTGAGGTGCGCATGCTCGCATCTACAGAAAATGATAAAAGATACATGGCATACGTAATTGTAAAGACAAAGATAGAGGAATAATATGAGTGATGAGAAATCTTTATATCGAGTAGAGGCATTGCGCGAAGCTGCACGCATCATTGCAGGTGATCGTGACATTCAATATGGAGGTCCTGAGGAAAACTTTGATCGCATCGCAAGAATATGGTCAGTAATTCTTGGGATAAATGTTACCCAGGAAGACGTGGGAATGTTGATGATTGGATTAAAGATCGCACGATACGCAAATAAATCTGGGTTTCAACCTGATACCTGGATTGATATTGCAGGATACGCTGGTTGTGGGTACGAGGTAGGAAGAACCCAGGCAGAAAAAACTAGCTAAATAAAGTGATTTAGACAGGTCGCATCTTTCCTCTCAGTATACAGTCCATCCGTAGGAATGCGCTAGGAGAGGAAAAAATGTCGCAAATGACGTTTGTTGACTGCAACGGTCTTGCTGGCTTTATGAGTCTTGGTTTTGTGCAAAATGGAATGGAAATGATTCATCGCACAGGGACGCTAAACTTTGGAAACCAGGTGGTTGAAAACAACAGAACTCATATGGGAAACAATTGGGTAGCAAACTTCTCAGATGATGCAGGCGAGTGGGAAACAAAGAAGACAGATATAGTTCTTGGCTGTCCACCGTGCTCAGGATGGTCGGTATGGTCAGGACCGAGTAACAGAGGAATTGATGCAAAGGTGCACGAACACACGCGAGCATTTATGAAATACGCAGGACGTGTAAAACCTCAAGCAGTCGTCTTTGAGTGTGTTCAACAAGCTTATACTCAAGGTAGAGATGTAATGCTTAAATATCGCGATATGGTCGAGGAAGTTTCTGGTAAAAAGTACGATCTTTACCATGTTAAACATAATAACCTACAACTTGGCGGATTTTCTTATCGTCCAAGATACTTTTGGGTTGCGGTAAGAAAAGGACTTAAGTTTGACGTTGTAATGCCAAAGACTAAAGAGCTTCCAAGGATTATGGATATCATTGGCGACCTCGCAGAAATGCCACAAAGTTGGAATAAGCAGCCTTACACTGAGCCTGCGCCATCAAAGCATGTTAAACATCTTAGATCTAAAAGTCAAAAGGTAGACGGGCACATTGGAAAAAACAACATACACGTTCAAAGAATAAAAGATGTATTCGACATAATAGGAAACAAAAACTGGCCAGGAAACGGAGATCTTGGAAGTGCTATAAAACTTGCAGTGGAAATGAACGATAATACATTTCCTCAAACGTGGACTGATGTTGCTCCACGCGTTAAGCGTAGAGAGTTTAAGTTAGGCTTTAGTCAACCTTATCGATGGAAGGAAGATCACTGGTGTAACGTGTTAACTGGCTCTGCGTTAGAGCATGTCATTCACCCAACGCAACCAAGACTTATAACTCATAGAGAGTGCGCACGCATGCAAGGACTTCCTGATGACTGGGACATTGAAGGATCAAAGGATTACTCTGCGCTCGCGGCAACATGGGGAAAGGCAGTTCCAGTGCAAGCAGCCTCGTGGATTGCAAAGGCAATTAAGGAATCACTAGAGGGAAATCCACAACAAGGTGATGCACAAAAAATTGGTGATAGAGAATTTTTAGTTGATGCAGATCGCGGCTTTTCACGTCAAGCTGCAAAGAAGATGTACACATGACAATTCGCGGTGGCGAGGAGGAACTTGTCCCAATATGTGAGCGTTGTTGGATTGACGAAAACTCAGTTTGGGAAGCAGATAGCGTTGATGAAAGAGGAAACATCATCACGCGGCTAATAAGTGTAAACGTTCCAATTCAACTATCTCCAGGCGCTGTTAGCGAATGTACCGCCTGCGGACGTGTGACGGTAGTAGGCATATATGTGCCAATTGATCAAATTGATGAGTACGAGGACCCAGGAAATCAGGAGGACTACGACCAAGGTTCCTGATATAATAAACCCCTAATGACAAAGGACGACTATGCAAACATTCTTACCTCACACTGATTCGTTTGAGCACATCGCTCACGAGCTTGATAACAAGCGCCTAAACAAGCAAGTACTTGAGGCATGGCAATTACTGTTAACCATTAGCCGTCTTGACCCTAACAATAACAACCGTGACCCAAAGGGCTGGGCAAATCACCCTGCGGCAAATATGTGGCGCGGTTACGAAACTGCTTTAGTCGCTTATACTCTTGCCTGCTACAACGAGTGGGTTAGTCGTGGCTTTAACTCAACGATGCTACCTAAGATATTTTCTACCTATGACCACGCGGTAAAGATAGGCCGTATAGAAGATGAACTTAAATTTCCATCCTGGATACAGGATATTGAAAAGTATGAACAGCTTGCCTCAACTCACCGTATAGCGCTTCTACGCAAGGAATATACTTGGTACTCACAGTTTGGCTGGCCAGAGGATAAAGGCTATCGCCCAGAGTACTATCAATACCTATGGCCTAATGCCCAAGGCGAACTCTATCTTGGCACTTATAACGCCGCTTAGTAGTCACTCACTGCCTCTTTAAGACCCTATCTCTACAGGTCTAGGGTAATCTCACGTGTAAAAAATAATCGGTGATTCTTAACGCGAGAATACTCCACTCGATATATGATTTATCCATCTCCCCAGATGAGGAATATCGTGAAGGACTCACGCGTAGGCGAACTTTTATGGAAAGAGTGGACAGGCGACGGCTTTGATCCGCAACTTGATGAAAGCATAGTTTTCTTTACCGACGAGCACGTTGACCTCGAAAATGAG